TCTCACTAGCAGTTACCGCATTAGCTTTAATCTCATCAGTATCTACTGCGTCTGTTGCAATAGAAGTAACATTAACCGAATCGGCAACCATAGCTACCGGAGCAGAACCTCCAATATACCCTGCCATTAGGTTATCTCCATGTAGGAAAGATGCGCGTCTAACGCACCTGCTACTGACCCTTTTACTTTGATTACATCTGTTGTCATTACAACTATTTTACCATCAATAAAAGAGAGTGCTGTGTTTGCTGGTATAGGAGTGTTTTCTCCAATTAAATTAATTACATCCGAACCAACAGTAACCGTTACTGTAGCATTGCATGTAGAACTAGAAGTATTTGATAACAGCCCTCCAATTAATACCGCTCTAGTTGAACTAGGTACTGTGTATAGTACTTCAGCACTTGTACCTACTGCGTCTGCTGAGCTTCTTTTAAATGTATTTGCCATAATATTATCCTAATGCGATTGCCATTGCGACTGCGTCGCCTTCTTCGTCCGCCTGATTTGTCCAAACGCTACCATTGTATTTTAGCACCTGACCACTTGATGGTCCAGATATTGTAGTATCATCTAAAGAACTTACTGTTCTAGTAGTTAATTCTAATATATTCGTACCTGTATCACGAACGTAAAGTTTCTTATCCGCCAGGTTAACAGCGATTTCTCCGTTAGTTATATCTGATGTGCCAGGAACGTTACCACTAGATGTGGTACGTTTTGGTTTGATTACGTTTGCCATTTGGCGCTCCTTTTACTTGCTATATAGCGTGAGCTTTGAGGGGTGTATATACACCCCTTAAGTTTGATTATTTAGAACGTTCCACCGTCGATAGTGTTAGTCCATTGAGGAGCAGTTGCTCCAGTATTCATTTGAAGGAATTGTCCAGCAGTTCCTTTAGCTAACTTAGACAATGTAGTACCTGCACTTGCATACATTAGGTCACCAGCCGTAAAGGAAGCCAATCCTGTACCACCATATCCTACTGCAACTGTAGTACCTTGCCATACACCTGTAGCAATAGTACCTAAAGTAGTTATTGTATCCTGTCCTACATATGAAGCATGAATATCAATTGCATCTGCACTAACTGTAATTCTATTTGCAGTACCTACTGCATCCATAGTATTACCAGACTTAGTTAGACCATTTCCTGCTGATATTTGACCTGCACCTGAGAACTGTGCTACACCTAAAAGAGTAGTACCTAAGTTAGCATCACCGTTGTGAGTAAATACATATCCATTTTCTGAATTTGTACCTTGCTCTACAAAAGTAAATGAGCCACCTGTAAGTTCTGAGTTAGAGTCGGCGTCTGTAGCACGAGTTATAACCCATGCAGTAGAACCATCGCCAACAGTAGTAACTGTATAAATACCATTTTGTTTAGTATCTGCCTGGTCTTTAACTAGAATTCTATCTCCAGCTGCTAAAGTAACACTTTGACCCAGTCCCGCTGAGCTATTAATTGCTCCGTTACTGCTCTTAGTCATTGTACCAGCACCATTATTATAAGTATTGCCATCAAGTGCTGCAGTTGTACCAAGTACTACTGAGTCTTTAATATCAAGACCAGTTTTAACTGCGTCAACATATGACTTATTAGCTGCATGATGTGAAGCAGTTGGAGTAGCTACATTAATAATCTTAGCGTTTGATGCGTCAATATCACCAGTACCATGTGGGTCTAAAACGATATCGGTATTAGAACCAGTTGTAGAAATAGTAGCATTTGATATTGTGATATCATCTGCAACAAGTGTGCCATCTAAAGTAACATTTCTTAAAGTTGCAAGGTCTCTGTTTCCATCTACAACCAAAGCTTTAGAAGCTGCAACTGTTCCTGCAGTAACACCATCAATTGTTTCTAACTCTGCTTCGTTAATAGCAGCACTACCAATAGTAAATCCTGTACCTGTCACAACACCTGTTGAAGTAATTGCTCCTGAACCGATTGTACCAACACCTGATACATTCTTACTGCCATCTAAAACTACTGCTTTATTAGCTGCTGCAGTACCATCTGTGATGTCATCTAGCTTTTCTAGGTCTGCCTCATTAATAACCGCACTACCAATTGTAAATCCAGTACCTGTTATAACACCTGTAGAAGTGATTGCTCCCGAACCTACAGTACCCGCTAGAGTAACGTTAGCACCTGAGAAAGTTGCTGCAGTAGTTGAACCAGACTTTAGTATAAGATTGGCACCATTGGAAGTAAGACTACCATACTGTGTGCCTGCATCTAATAGCATAACATCTCCGCCGTCAGCATCTAATTTAATGTCGCCAGGAGCGTCTAATGTTACATCTGTTCCACCATTTAGTACAAAGTCTAGTACAGTTGTACCTGCTGACTTCATTGTAATGTTATTACCAGCTGCGTCTAAATTAATATCTGTAGCAGCATCTAGTGTAATTGCAGCACTAGAATCAATTTCTTCTATTACTGGTGCGGTTAAAGTTTTGTTTGTTAGTGTATCAGTTGTAGCCTTACCAACTAAAGTATCAGTAGCGTCTGGTAGAGTTAATGTTCTATCTGCCCCAAGAGATGCTACACCTGCAAGAGTAATCTTGCTTGTTCCGTTTGCAGTTCCTTCATTAAACTGAATAGTACCTGCTGCTGAATTACTTGTACCAACCTTTAATACGTTTAGTGCATTAGTAGAATCTGTAATTAGAGCTGAACTAGCAGTTGCTGTACCATGTACATGGTCCAACATCCCTGTAAAATATTCACCACCAATAACTTCTATACCTGATGCATCACCTATTAAGAGTCTACCGCCGCTGTTTGCCTGAGTACCCGAACCTTGAGTGTGGGCTAATTCACCATTTGCTAGTGATCCTGGCAGGGCTGTACCCGTACTTCTTTTAATTTGAATAGTATTTGCCATTTAAAAATAACCTCCATTAAGGTTTACGTCCTTGTACTCTGTGGCACCCGAACCCTCTGCTAGTTGTGCAGCAATTACAAGCTCTTCCCAAGTTGTATTCCTGTAAACTTTCAGTAAATCATTTGCTGTATCATACCACAAGTCGCCTTCTTCTAAGTTTGAGTCACTCGAAGATGGGGCGGATGCCCCTGTAAACCTCTGGTCAGCAAGTTGATGCAATGCATCTTGTATATTTGTTGCATCAATATCAGTACCCGCTACGGGATTGATTGCAATCTGACTAGCATCTGCTATAGCTAGTGTATTGGTAGTTACAATAACTTGATCTGTTGTTACTGTTATCTCATTACCTGTTGTTTCTGTTACAGTTACTACTACACTCATGATGTAATCCCAGGAGAAACAGTTGCCCGTCCTTGTATCATTCTAGTTACCACTCCAGCTCCGTCTGTGATTTCTACATCATATACATATTCGTGAGCGGGGTCTAGCGCAGCAGTTTGGGCTGCTGTTAAAGATATAGTAAATATGCCCTGGTTCTGAATCACATAAGCAGCTGCCATACTAATTGGAGCCGTGTCATAATAGGATTTACCTATTTTAGACGCTATAGTAAACCCAGTCATGTCTTTATCTGTCCCAGGACTTGAGTCAATTGATAATCTCAAACTCCATGTAGAGCCTTGCTCGATACTTATATTGTATGTTCCTGCAGCCATTTAAAAATCCTTAGTAAAAACCTTGCACATTTCGTTAGGTACACTTAATGCGCTCTGTACTTGTTAAAAGGTCTGTTCCAATAAATTTTTTAAGACCATTTCTTATTATTAATATTATATCAAAAAACCACCAAAATGTCAAGAAGTAAATTTTTGGTGGGCTCTAAGATCTTCTATCTCCGAAGATTGTTCGTAGACCAAATGCGTAAGCTCTTTTATAGACTCAATAAGTAACGGTACAATTTTTTCATATTGAACGGTAAGGTAGTCCTCTCCAGAAATAGATTTATTATTTTCATCTAAATCAAAAGGTGCTGGCTTGACTGCTTCAGGTAAAACTTCCTTTACTCGCTGCGCAGAAACACCTACAAATTTATCCCCTGTATTATATCCCAAACTATTTGCTACTTTGTTTTCAATATAATTAAATCCTGATAAATAGTTTACCTTATCTAGTGCATCTTTTATTCTTCCTGTTTTAATTTTTAATCTATCGTCTGAATAATGTGCAGTAACAGTACCCGTTGCTCTTACTTCGCCTGCGGCTCCTGCAGTACCCACTCCTAGCCCTCCAAATTGTATATTAGAGTTATTTACTAATTCTGCATTATCTACAGTATTAGCTTGAATTGCTGCCGTTCCTGTTACATTTCCTGTACCATTAAAAGCTGCTGAAGTCCATACAACATCTCCTGTCATTCCAACAGTACGAGCGGTTGCTAATGCCGTTGCTGTTGCAGAAAGTCCAGTACATGAACCAGCTGAACCACTAGTATTACCTGTTACATTACCAGTAAGATTAGCCACCACAGTAGTAGTAGTTAATGTTCCAGAGCTTGGATTGTAGGTTAAGCCTGTGTCAGTTTCAGCTCCTTGTGAACCAGTTGCGCCATCCACAAATATTGGGTATACTGTTTCGTCTGTTGTATTATTAGCAGATACTGTGAAAGTACCTGCGTTACCTGTAGTATTCAAACCAGTAACAGATAAATTAGCTAGCCTAGCTACAGGAACTGTTCCTGCATTTAGGTTACTAGCATTTCTAAAGAAAGCTGCGTCTTGTCCAGTAGCTCCTAATAACTCTGCAATTAAGTTACTGTTTAAAGTACCATTATTAATTGGTAAGTTATTAGCTCCTGAGTTGTTACTGGGAGCTTTACCTGCTACTGTAGATACATTTATATCATAGGTTGAAGCTAAGTCTGCCCAACTAGATCCGCCATATAAAGACCATTTGCTATTAGCTCCGTCCCATCTTATGGCTCCTGTGGGGTGGTTACTTCCTAGTAACGCATTTGAAGAGGGTGTGTTAAATTGCTTTGCTACATCTTCGTCCCTCTCTCTAATGCTACTAAGAACATTAGCATACGTTGATGATAGTTGCGGGTCTGTTCCGCTTGCCCAATTAGCTGCCATAGTTTAAACTCCTGTTGCTTGCCATGTAAAGTCTCCTAACGCATACGAACCGTCTGTTGCGTCTAATAGGTAGACATCAAAATGTGTGGGGTTAGCCACGTCTGTAAAATCATAAATTGCGGTATTTTGATTACCGCTGCTCTTATATTTAGGGGATACTTGTATACTTGTAACATCTTGAAATGTTTTGTTAAAAGTAACCCTTGTTCCATTTGTAGGTGTGCCGGTCAAAGTACTTATAGTAACTGGACCAGCCGATTGGTCTCTCACAGTTGCTAAGTTAAGTGTAACTCTTTGTTGACTGATTTTCTTAAATCCTCCATTTCCTCCACCACTGTATGTTATTTTTACTTTAACATATCTAAAGTTACTACCTAGGGCGGATACATTACCTGAGCCCATACTTGTCCAGTTTGCATTATTATCAATATCTTGCTCATAGTGAGCTTCAGTATTAGATAAATATATTTCTGGTGTAGCACTTACATTTTGAGGACTTGCTATTGTAGGTCCAAAATTCTCATCTGTTGTTATTAGTGTTACGGTTGCACTAGCTTGAGTAGTGCCTAAGTCCCACGACTGATAGTAAGTAGCGGTATTTTTAGGTATAATAAAGTACTCAAATCCTGCACTTACTTGTGCTTGTGGAGTTGCGTATTGTGGGCTTGATACACTACCAGTTCCTACAAAATGTTCTTGCCACGTTTCCGTAGTGTTAACAGGTAGTACTGCTGTTGTGTCACTCTCGTCTTCAATATCTGTCCACTGAGCTTTTGACGCATGTATCCAGTCTCCTATATTAGGACTAGTCTCACACGCAGTCTTATTCGCTCCAGATCCTCCGCTACAATACCCTGCCGTTAAAGCAGTAGTATTATACTTAGAAGTAACATCTGTTAATACAGCAAAGTCTCTAGGCTCACTAACACTAGTTGAAATAGCTTGTGGAGTAGAAAAATTTCCTGCCAAGTCTTTAGTTCTTACAAAATATTTATAAGTTCCTGCCGCTGTTTCAAAGAATGAGTAAGTATTAGTTCCACCAACATTAGTAATATATTCTGAAGTACTTAAGTAGTCAGAAATAGTACAAGTTCCCGATGCTGGGCATCTATAAATATCATAAGATGCTATAGGTAAAGAAGTAGATGTGGGATCTGACCATCTTAATATTACGTTATTATCAACAGTTTGAGCGGATAATGAAGTAGAAGTAACTTGAGGAGGGTTTTGTACAGGAATAGATACACCTGTAGGTACAGATATGTTGCCTATAGAATCATAAGCTACAAAATAAATAACCCTAGTAGTTTCTCCTGAACCATTACTTGGACCCCAGTTTACTGGAGTTGAATACTTAGTAGCCGCACCAGATTTAGAATTCTTTTCACCTCTAGTTGAAGTTAGTTTATTCGTAGAAGATAAAAATGTAGGAAGTTCCCAAAATACTCTTATAGAGGTAATAGGTGCAGTAGTAGGAACTGGTAGTGTCCAATTTACCTCTACAACACCATTAGATGATTTTGTAGAGTAATCAGTTGTACTCAACCCTGTTATACTATTAGGTCTTGTTACTGTTACATCTTCTATTTCGGGGATAAAATCACTTTCTCCGCCATCATAGGATATACCCCAGTTTCCTGCTAAGTCTACTGGAACAACCCAGTACCTTCTAATATCATTCGAAGTACCTGAAGAGGCGGTTATAGCTCCGTTAGAGTTAGTCTTAGACGGCCCCCAATCTACTTCTTGTTTAAATTCTGTTGTACCCAAACCATTAAGATAGGCACTACCCGCACTAGAAAAAGTAGGTGCAGAACTACCAGTTTTATAATCTTTGTAAAATACTTTATAGTGGGATATAGGCAATTGGGAATCACCAATAGTAGGAGAAGCCCAAAATACTCTAGCATCCACTTTAGTTCCTTCTTCACTAGTAGTAAATTGATGCGCTACATTTAGAGTACTAGGTGGATCAATTTCTATAGATTTGCTAATCTGGTTGGAAGATATATTTCCCAATGAATCTTTTGCAGAAATAATAAACGTTCTATACGAGTCTCCGTCCCCCTCATCTCCAGGGCCCCATGTTACAGGAAAAGTTAAAGAATTAGTAGCACTATAAACTCCCTCTGTTGTTCCATGTCCTGTTGCTGTTGCACCACCCCATGCTGTTGAACTATTTCCTGCCCTAAATTTTACTTGGTAACTTTCTACTACAAACTGCTCTGAGGCAGGAGTAGGCCAAGTAATTGTCATTTGTCCATCATTAATTACATGAGTTATTACTTGAGTATTGCCGCCCGATAGTGTCCAAGAAGGTGCAGCAATTGTAACTGTAGTGCTACCGGCTGTTTCCGAGTAGTTACCAGTAGTATCTACTGCTTTTATTAAAAAAGTTTTTACTCCTGGAGTAATGCTTGCTGCAGTATGTAAATGTGTTAGTCCTAAACCTCTAAATATTTCGGTGTTACCAGTATAATCCCAGACTCCATTGGGAGAAAGTTGCACAACATACTCTTTAAAATCTAAAGTCGTTGTTATTTCGTTCCAACTTAATGTAATACCCCCAGTAGCAGAATGTACTACAGGAGTATTAAATGTTATATTTGCAGGTTTAGTACTCTTACCTGTGACGGTAGCAGTCTTAGTAGCGTATTTAGAGTAAATATTTGATGCCATTAATAAATCCTTCTAGTTTTAACTCGGAACTCTAAGTTCCCTGCTGGAGCGTCATCTATATTTATACTAGTAGAAGTTGTTTCTCCTAAAGAGTTCCAGTTTGTTATTGTAGGTGCCGTTCTTCTCCACTCTACATAGTAAGATGCTACATAAGGGTATAGAGTACTAGTTCCTCCCGTATACGGGGGTTTCCAGCTAAAGGTTGCTCGGTTTCTTACAGAATTTCTTGAATCTGTATATAATTCCTCAGTAACTTCTAAATCTCTGGGCTCAGGAACTATTGCTGATGGATCAGGCAAGTTACTTGTAGACTTAGAAGAAAATTCTATATTATTCTCTATAGCGTCATATTTTGCAGGGTGGTATTTTAAAGTAGATATTTCGTATATATTTGGAGAAGTTTCTCTAACAGTCAAAACTCTATAGTCCGCTGCTTCTATTGTACCCATTTCTTCTAATACCCACATATAATTAGTAGTAGGCGCATTAGTAAATGCAACAGGAATACCTAATTGAGATACACTTTCTGTTACAGTAACAGATGTAATATCTCGCTGCTCTACCCAAGTATAGGGTTTCCACTCGTTGTCTATATGAGCATTAATACAAGTCTCCATAGTACTTTCTGACTGTTTTACCCCATCTCTCACACAGGCTGCCTCTGTATTTACTAAAGATAACTTATAAGTTTTTCCAGAAATAACAGGGGTATCACTATCTAACTGTATCATATTTACAGTACTGCCAGCAGCAACTCGTCCACCATATCTTACTCCCGCCTTTCCAGGGTCAGCAATTTTTACTATATCTCCAGGCCTTACCCCAGATGCTTCCATTCCAGTTTGAAAAGTACATACCTCAGTTTCATTATCCTCTGTGAATAGTAGCCATTTTCCTATTCTGCGAGCTTGAGACTGTGAAGTACATCCTAATGCTCTAATATCTTTTGAGAATATTTGGTTATTAGCTGCTGCAATAGCATCTGCATCTTCTACATATTCTACGTTCTTTTTATATAAGTCTTCTGGGTTATTCCAAGTAACTTTCGCTACGTTATGTCTTTGTTTTCTAGACGACCCCTCATATTTGAAATCCCCATCTATAACATTAGCAGGGCTAAAGGTAGTTACAGGGTCTTTTGGAGCATCCTGTACAGGAACAATCATTCCCTCTTGCCAGTAAAGCAGCCCTCTAAACACTGCGCTAATATCATTAAGTACTTTGAACGCTTCTTCAGCCGTCTGCAAATATAAGTTGCAAGTAAATCTAGCTTCTTTGTTGCCCCAACCGTCATCTACTCCTACAAAATTTCCAGAATTATCTACTGCATCGCAGTATTTTGCTATTTCATATAAAGACCATTTATCTAATTGAGAAGTAGTTAGCCATTTACCCAGACCATATCTGTCTTCAGTACATAAATCATATAGAATCCATGCCGGATTACAAGTCCAAGCCGTAGTAAAACTTCCATTCCATGAGCCGTTATATAGTTGTGTACCTACTGTGGTACCTGTCCAAGTACCTCCTGCAGCTTCACAATTATCTTTACGACGATAGCCACCAAGAGAGCAATGACCTGGGTCATACGCAGTGTAATTAGCAGGTACTTTTACTTTTACACCTTTTACTTCATACCCTCTAGTGGGTATAGAATCAAACTGTTCAGCATTAAACTGCATAGCTACTAGAGCACTGTTGGGGTACGTTAATTTATTATCTACAATTATAGTAAAAGACCCAAAATATAAACTGTTAACTATTTTCGCACTAGTTTCATCCGAAGATGTTCTAGTTACTCTTATAGATATAGTACTAAAACTCGTCCAGCTAGAAGGTATATCTAGCCTATAAGATTTATCAAACCTTTGTGTAGTTTTGCCACTTAAAGTTTCGGTATGCGCAGTATACCATGCTCCAGAGCTATCCTTATCTAACTCTATTTTAAAAGAAACGGAAGAACCATGGATATTGCCTTCATCATTATTAGCATCTGTTAAAGCAGGAACCCATATTCCTACTCTAACTGCATCTGCTATACTAGAAGTAAAAGTTCTAACTATTGGCCCTGGAGATCCATTCTTTACTATAGTGTTTACGGCTGTAGTAGTCTCAGTACCAGCAAATCCAGGAATATGAGTTTGGTTATTAGTACCGGGTCTAGTAACATAAGAAACTCCCTCAAAGTTGTCAGTACCAGAAGCATCCTGTAAAGGAGTATTATTTATATAAATAGATTTTTTACCATTTAGTAGACCACTTATTTCTCCTTCAGATAATAAGTCTACTACTCTACCTTTAGCGGTCGAAAATAAAGTGTTTTGGTCTTCTTGACCGCCTTCTCCACCGCCACCTTTTTTATACCCTATAATGTAATCTTCTTCGTTCATAGTATTCCCTAAGGATTATAATTCTCTGATGTTATTCCTGAGCTTACTACTGCTCCTCCAATCATTAACTGTCCGTAACAAATAGGTACAGCGACTCCCTGATTAATAGTATTAGAAGCTCCATTAAAACCGTAGTTATCCCCATCAGTAACTTCTTCGGGGGTTGGAGCTAGTAGTTGTGCTATGCCTCCAAAAACTAAAGAAGCTCCTGTAGATACCATTGCACCTGCTACTGCGGTACCAAAAGCAGTTGCAGCTGCACCTCCTCCAAAAGCAGCAGCTATCGGAGCAGCCGCATACGGAGCTAAAGCTATTAGAGCAATTCCCAATATTATAGCTCCTACTCCCTGTTTTTTAGCACCCAGTACTACAGGTACAATCTTTATTTCTTGTCTGCCAGAAGGGTCGTATATTTCTTCTTGTTCTTCAATATATCTTTCACCTACCATTACC